GATCTATAAACTACAACATTGGTCACCAAGTTCCTGTGGCCTTTATGTCAGAAAAAGGTTATGAATTACCTATAGCTAGAATACCAGAGAACATGGATAAGTTATATGGTCTAAATACTTTGGTTTTTCAAGACGCAAAAATAAATTATGAATTAGGAAATATACAGGGAAAAGATACAACGTTAATGAAAACTATTAACGATTTCTTAGAAGCCAACGAGGGTAAAACTGTAGACAAAGAATTATTTAAAACAATTAAAGAAATTAATGAAGAGTCTGCAGATGTACAAAAATTTAAACAAGACAATGTAAAAAAATTTTTAAACGAGGTTTATACTGTAGGAAATAAAAAAGCTAAAAGACTTATCCATGAACCATATCTTAAAGATCAAGACAAAACTATTGGTAAAGTTATTTTAAATCTTAAACCAGGTGATACAGTAGAACTAACATCTATAGATGTAGACATGTCTGATGTTCCTAATCGACTACGTTTTGGTAAAATTAGCAACATTAATTCTAAAGCAAACAAAACAAAAGATTTATCTAATGAAGAGTTATCAAAGTACGAAAAAAATATATCTAGTCAGATAAAGAATTATTATAAGGATGTTACCGGAGCTGCTGGTCTAAAAGGTTTCGTAGAGGATGAAGAGTTTAATGAAGTTGCAGAAATAGAAAACATGATTAACGACAAGTTTGGACTTGGCACAATAACAACTGCTGACAAAGCACCTGAACCAGACTCAAGCATACTGCGTAGATTGTTTGAAAGATTTAATAAAGATAATATGGCAGAGGGTGGCCGTGTTGGTTTTCAAGATGGTTCTCCTGACCCGATATTTGATCAAATTGTAGCTGCTTTAGATAATACAGATCTTATAAAAAATTTAGAAGAAGAAAACAAGCAGACCCTTAAAGAACAGATTTACGGTGATGAAGGAGATAGAACTTTAATGCAGACATTTAATACTATGTTCACAGATCCAAGCGCATACCCATACTATGCACAAGAGATTGCATCAGGAGCGGCTAACATACCAGAACTTGCATTTAGATTTCCGTTTGCAGTAACAGGATTAGTTAGTGATCTTGCTACAGGCAGAGGCGATAAATTAAAAAGATTTGGGGAAACTATTGATCCAAAACTTACAAAAGCTATAAAAGAAAAAATTGGTTTTACAAATATGTTAGAGGAATCAAGAACAAAAAGAACGGGACCACAAAGAACTACAGGAGGCATATTAGAACTTGGAGCAGAAGTTCCTGGACCAGCAACACCTTATTTCTTAATAAAAGCATTTCCTAAAATTGGAAAAGAAATTAGAAATATAGTGGGAACAACTGCCTCTGCGGACAAAGTAAACAAAGAAATAGAAAGAAGATTGGCTGGAGAAAATGTAGATCAAACACGAAGAGACATACTTTTAGCTACAGGAGCAGGTGGAGCAATAGCTCTTCTTAAATTTTTAGGATTAGATAATTTAATTAAAACAACTAAAATTGCAAAAGCTGCACCAGAGATTGTAACAAAAGGTGGCACACCAAAATACTTCTTTGATTTTGTAAATTTAATTAAGAGTAAAGGAGATGATATTTCAGACAAAGCTGCAACCATTGAGAGACAAAAAGTTTATGATTATAACGGATATACACTGTACGAAGATGTGCCTACAGGTAAGATATCTATTAGAAAAGACACTGAGGGGGGTGCTAAGTATTACATTGGTGATGGTGAATATGAAATTGTGGATGGTATAATTAAAAAAGAGGAAATAATTTATGATCCACCTGAGACTATAATAGGTAAAGATGGTAAACCACAAAAAGTTCCAGACATATATGAAGAAAATACTTTGAGACCAGACTATGATGGGACTGAAGGAGACGTGGAGGGTGGTTTAGATTCTATTGATGAAATATTAGAATTATTGGCTAAAGAAGGTAAAACTTATTCAAAGGAAGAATTATTAAAAATGGGAATAGACCCTATTAAACCAAAAAAAGCTGAGGGTGGTATTATAGCAGGTGCTAGTTCTGGACCCCCACCTAAATCAGGGCCTACACCACACGGGTTGCCTTATGTGGCAAAAAATGTTAGACCAATCAAGGAGCGTAGATAATGGCAGATATTGACAAGACTCTTTCAGAGTTAGGGACTTCTGTAAAAATAGAAGGACCTGATCAACAAGTTGAAATAGAAAAAGCAGAAGAAGCAAACAAACCACCAGTTGAAATTAATCCAACTGATGATGGTGGAGTAGAATTAAATTTTGATCCAAGCAAAGTAAACATTGAAGGGCAACCAACGCACTTTGATAATTTAGCAGAATTATTACCTGATGATATTTTAGAACCAATTGGTTTAGAATTATTTCAAAACTATACAGATTACAAAGCATCTAGAAAAGATTGGGAAAAATCTTACACAGATGGTTTAGATCTTTTAGGATTTAAATACGAAAACAGAACAGAGCCTTTCCAAGGTGCTTCAGGGGCCACGCACCCTGTACTAGCAGAAGCAGTAACACAATTCCAAGCTGGAGCTTACAAAGAATTATTACCGGCAGAAGGACCAATCAGAACTCAGATCGTTGGTAACAGCGATCCACAAAAAGAAGCACAAGCAACTCGTGTAAAAGAATACATGAACTACGAACTTATGGAGAAGATGTCAGAGTACGAACCAGAGTTTGATCAAATGTTATTTCATTTACCTCTTGCAGGATCTACATTTAAAAAAGTTTACTACGATGATTTATTAGGTAGAGCTGTTTCTAAATTTGTGCCCGCAGATGATTTAGTTGTGCCTTATTCTGCTACATCGTTAGAAGATGCAGAAGCAATTATGCATGTTTTAAAAATGTCAGAAAACGATTTAAGAAAACAACAAGTGGGTGGTTTTTATTCTGATGTAGAATTAAATTCGCCATCTATAGTTAAGAATGAAGTTGAATCAAAAGAGAGAGAATTAGAAGGTACTAAAAAAACAGGCAGACCAGAAACAGTTTACACTTTGTTAGAATGCCATGTTAATTTAGATTTAGAAGGTTTCGAAGATAAGGACGCGAACGGAGAGTTTACAGGGATCAAGCTCCCATACATTGTAACTGTAGATGAAGGTTCGCGAAAAGTTCTTTCTATTAGAAGGAACTTTAATCCTGACGATCCAAGAAAAGCTAGAATACCATATTTTGTCCACTTTAAATTTCTGCCAGGACTAGGATTCTACGGATTTGGATTGATCCATATGATTGGCGGATTGAGCAGAACTGCAACCGTTGCTCTCCGTCAATTGTTGGATGCAGGCACATTATCAAACTTGCCAGCAGGATTTAAACAAAGAGGTGTAAGAGTTAGAGACGAAGCATCACCAATACAACCAGGTGAATTTAAAGATGTAGATGCACCAGGTGGTAATATTAGAGATTCATTTATGATGCTACCTTACAAAGAACCATCACCAACATTATTACAGTTGATGGGTATTGTAGTTCAAGCAGGACAAAGATTTGCTGCTATAGCCGACATGCAAGTTGGAGACGGTAATCAAGCTGCTGCAGTTGGAACTACAGTTGCACTTCTTGAAAGAGGTTCACGTGTTATGTCTGCAATACACAAAAGACTATATACATCAATGAGATCAGAATTTAGATTATTAGCAGAATTATTTAAAACATATCTACCACCAGTTTATCCTTTTGATGTAGTGGGTGGCAGAAGAGAAGTTAAGCAAATAGACTTTGATGACAGAGTAGATATCCTACCTGTAGCAGATCCAAACATTTTTTCTATGTCGCAAAGAATTACAATCGCACAAACAGAATTACAACTTGCAACATCAAATCCTAAAATTCATAATCTATACAATGCGTATAGAAAAATGTACGAAGCACTTGGTATAAAAGATATTGATAAAATTTTACCACCACCAGCACCTGTTGCACCAAAAGATCCAGCGTTAGAACACATTGATGCACTTGCAGGCAAACCTTTTCAAGCTTTTAGAGGACAAGATCACAGAGCACACATGACTGCTCACTTAAATTTCATGGCAACCAACATGGTGAGAAATAATCCACCTGTTATGGCTGCAATAGAAAAAAATTGTTTAGAGCATATTAGCTTAATGGCGCAAGAACAGATAGAATTAGAATTCGCAGACACTATTCAACAGCTTCCACAGATGCAACAGATGGCACAACAGAATCCACAGGTACAAGGACAGTTACAAAAGATATCTATGGACATGGAAGCAAGAAAAGCAGTGTTGATTTCTGAGTTAATGGGTGATTTTATGGAAGAAGAGAAGAAAATTACATCACAATTTGACTCTGACCCACTTCTAAAACTTAAATCTAGAGAAGTTGACCTTCGTGCAATGGAAAATGAACGTAAAAAAGACGAAGGAGAGCAAAAAATGGACCTTGATAGAGCAAAATTACTTCAAGCAAGACAATTAACCGAAGATAAACTCGATCAAAACGAAAAATTAGCTAAATTGCGAGCAGGAGTAAGCCTTGCAAAGAGTGGAAATCAAGGTATAACTGCAATTAAGGTCGAAGATTAATAAAAGGAACAAAAATATGATGAAATATAAAAAATCAAAAGAAGTTAAGATTCCAGAACAGAATGTTGAAGTAGATCCTAGATCTAAAACAACAGCTGATGGCGCTTTTAACTATATTCCTACAGGAGACAAGGAAAAAGTTAAAGGAACTAAGAGAATGTTAGCTGAAAAGAAAAAAGAAGCTACTTGGTACTAATATGGCTTGGTTCAGTTTAGCGAAAATAGCTTTGCAGGCTGGAAGTAAAATTTATTCCAACCGTCAAAAGACAAAAATGGCGATGTCTGATGCACAATTGATGCATGCAGAGAAAATGGCTCGGGGTGAAGAGGCTTACCAAGGTAAACTTCTTGAGGCAAGACAATCGGACTGGAAAGACGAATTTGTGCTTGTAATTTTAAGCGCTCCGATTATAGTATTGATGTGGGCAGTTCTATCGGACGACCCTACAGCGATGGAAAAGGTAAAACTTTTCTTTGAGTACTTCTCGACGCTCCCTTCATGGTTCACAAACTTGTGGATTTTGGTCGTTGCGAGTATTTTTGGTATAAAGGGAACACAAATATTTAGAAACGGAGGAAAAAAATAATGCCAAATAGAAGATACAATTCGCAGATTAAAAAACCAGGATTTTTAAAAGGTGGTCAAGCTAAACTTGACGCTAACAAAGATGGTAAGATTTCTGGAAAAGATTTTGCGATGTTAAGAAAAAAGAAAAAGAAAATTAAAAAGAAGGTAGTGTAATGGCCGGTAAAGGTTTATACGCAAACATTCACGCTAAGAGAAAACGTGGTGAAAAGATGCGAAAGAAAGGCGCTAAAGGTGCGCCAAAAGCAAAAGACTTTAAAAGAGCAAAACAAACAGCGAGAGCATAATGGCAAAACTTTGTCCTAAAGGAAAAGCAGCGGCGAAAAGAAAATTTAAGGTGTACCCAAGCGCATATGCAAACATGTACGCTTCTGCAGTTTGTTCTGGTAAAGTTACACCAGGTGGTAAAAAGAAAACTAAAAAAGCTATGGGCGGACCTGCTATGGCCAGACAAATGTACAAAGGTGGTGGTATTTGTGTTAAAGGCAAAGGTAAAGCTTACGGCAAAAATTCATAATGGCTGAAAAAGGATTACGTTCATGGGTCAAGGAAAACTGGGTCGATATTGCGAACAAGCGAAAAGATGGCTCATACCCGAAATGTGGTCGAAGTGGTGGAGAAAAAAGAAAAAATTATCCAAAATGCGTGCCCATTGCGAAAGCAAGAGCGATGTCCAAAGGGCAACGTGCGGGTGCCGTAAAAAGAAAACAAGCAGTAGCTAATACAGGACCTAAACCATCAAGAGCAGCAACATTTGCAAAAAGAAAAAAAGCTATGGGCGGTGGTTTCATGGCTAAAAGACAAATGATGGGAATGATTTAATGAGAACAGATTTTCAAACGAGAAAAGAATTTTCAAAAGGCACTATGCCTGCAAGAAATAAAAAGAACTTTAGACCTACAAAGTCTGGAGCAGGAATGACCCGAGCCGGTGTCAAAGCCTATAGAAGATTAAATCCCGGTTCAAAACTAAAAACAGCCGTGACCGGTAAAGTGAAAAAAGGGTCGAAAGCTGCCAAACGCAGAAAATCATACTGCGCAAGATCACTAGGGCAACTCAAAAGAGCATCAGCAAAGACTCGTAACGATCCAAATTCTCGAATAAGACAGGCACGGAGAAGATGGAAATGCTAAATGCAATTAGAAACAGTAATTAATAAACTTTTAAAATACATATCCAGAAGAAATGAAGAGTTGTCAGCAGCCCTTACGTCCGGCGGCATTGACAATATGGAAAAATATAACTATATAGTAGGACAGATAACAGCCCTAGAGGCAACTAAACAGGAACTCTCTAACCTGCTAGAAGATAAGGAGCAACATGGAACAGTCATCGACATCAACGATAAAACTACCAAATAAAGAATTGGTAGGAGTCAAAAAAGAAAAAGATTTAACAAAAGAAGATTCAAATAAACTACCGCAACCAACTGGTTGGAGGATGCTAGTTTTACCTTTTAAAATGAAAGAGAAAACTAAAGGTGGGTTAATACTTGCTGAGACAGCCTTAGAGAGACAACAAGTTGCGTCGCAATGTGGTTTAGTTTTAAGAATGGGTCC